GGACTAGGTTGAGGTATCGTGATTCTGTGAATCACATCCGTCCAATCTATGCCCACAGAACGGTTGATTACTACCTTCCACTTGTCAACTATGGCAATGTGGGTGGTTGTCGTTCGCCGTTTGTTGTCTATTATCATGCAGAAGATCCTCCTTACCACAGCTTTTTGCCGCGGCAAGGGTCTCTGCCTGATTACCTCAGCGACACCACTTCTAGGACACGTCTTATTGGATCTAAACAGGGTACCCTTACAATGTTTAAAGGGTTCTTGAATAGTCCAGCAAGGTCCGTGCTTAAAAGTGATCAACGGTGGACCCAAGAATTTCCAAGTACGCCTCCGGCTCCAAACGATGCATGTATAATCGCGGGTGGTACCTACGATTATCGTGCATGGCAAAGAGACCAGACGTACGCGGAGTTCACCGGTCAGGGCGCATCTCTATCGCCAGCTAACCATAGTACACTCAAGCAAAACGAAATAGACTATAACCTGAATCTTATGCAGAGTCAGGCTATTGGTCTGTTGAAAGGATGGTCCCCTTTTAACAGGGACTATTCTCTCTTCCGTAACTTGGTGGAGTTGCGTGATATTCCGCATAGTATATCCTCATTAAGGACAACTGTGTTGAATGCCAAGCAGCTGTATGCTTCCTTATCCCACTCGCCCAGTTTGAGAAAGATTTTATTCGATCTCAAATCAAGCGTTAAGGATATCCCGAATGAGTACTTATCGTACCACTTTGGGTGGAAGCAGACCTATAGTGATCTGGTTGATTTGTTGAACTTACCCCAGAAGCTTTCCAAGAAGTTTAACTTCTTGATAAGGCGATCGGGTAAGCCAACGACTTTTCGTTCGAAACGATCTTTCGTTTCAGGCGAATCGGGAGTCTCTGGGTTCGATTATCCAACGTTTCTTGAAGAATACTTTGACTCCTCCTTAGGAGATGGAGTATCTTCTCGAATCGAGAGGACGTCTGAGGTACGTTTAGTTATAAACGCTACCTTTGACTTTCCTCCTGCGGAAGCAGTGGCTTTCCAATCGAAGAATTTCTTCGAACGGGTAGGTCTCGTACCTCGGCCGACGGACATTTATAATCTTGTTCCGTGGACGTGGTTGATTGACTGGTTCTCAGGTCTTGGCAACTATGTCGAGTTAATTGACACAGTTAACCGAGATCCGAGCCTTATCAACTGGGGCATGCTAACGTGTGTTTCACACGGAAAGCTTGTCACAGACCTACAATCGAGCACACAAATGCACGAGGAATACATAGAGAATAACGTGGTGGTGAGTGATCGTTACATTCGTAAGATCAATCGCCATTCGTCTATCTATGACTATACGTGTGAAACACGTAGAGACCTCGCGACATTTCTTGATGTGAGCAGAACTTCTGAACCGACGAGTTTGTCGGCTTATCAGAAGAGTATCCTCGGAGCGCTGTTAGCACAGCGCTACGATTTTAGTCGCGCCTCGGCATTTAAACCGAGATCGTGACCCCACTCATTTCACAAGGAGACGTCTATGCTTGCCGATCCTGTCACTGTTGCCGCAGCCTCACCTACTCCGCAGTTGGTCTTAGCGACCATCAAATCGGATGGGTATGGGTCTGAGCGTGTTGATACCGGTGGTAACGGTTATTCCGTTATCATCAATCACACGAAAAGTAAGACCGGCGATCGACACTACGTCCAGATGACGCAGACTGTCGATGCTGTCGATCCTTACTCCGGCCTGACCAAGAAGCAAGTAGCTTCTTGCAGTCTGTCCATCTCAAGGCCATCGTTTGGATTCACCGATGCAGCTATTGTTGCACTGGCGAAAGCCCTAACGGACTTTCGAGATGATTCAGAAGTGACAACCGCACGCTTGATTCAGTTCCAGTCGTGACCCACTGGAGATCTCCAAGAAAGGAAATCTCCCGAAGTTACTACTATGATCTGCTTTGGGCGTTACTCGCGTACTGCGTATCGGTTGGTATTGTAGGGTTTATCTTGCTCTACAATATTGATACGATACTAAAGTACTGAGTGCAGTCATGCATGCTAATGCATGAGCGGTTAAACGATCTTTAGATCGTTGAAAGGCTACTAGACTCGGAATCGATAACCTCATGGAGGCTACGATGAAAAGTCCGATAGCTCTCTTACTGAGCCGCCTAGAAGATTCGAAGCGGCTTAATCCTGATGTGAAAGGCCTCGCGCGTGATATCATCACGCTCGAGAATAGGTTCGAAAACGAAGGCTATGGCTTCCTAACCATAGCTTTACCTGCTTTAGATGAAGCCCTTCTTTTGGGCCTCTCTTCTGGCAGGTTCGCCTGCCCTTCTGGCTTTAAAACCGTCAGAGGGGGAACAATCCCGAGACTTTTTTCAGGTATGTTCTGCGAAGTATTCGAACCGATCACCGGGTTGCTTAAAGAGACTCCCGACGAGGGAGTTTTGAAGTGTCTTCATCAGATACTTCGTCTCTTTAAGAAAGTTCAGTTGTCTTCAGATGAAGAAATTCGTCTTCACGAGAAGGCAGTTACTGAATTTTTCCGATGTGATGAGATTGCGGGTCAGGTTATTATACCTGATCTCATCGATCATCAGATTGGTCTTGTGGCAAAGCTCGTATTGAACGACTTAAACTCTAAGTCGTTTGAGATGATGAGCTTCAAACATGGACCCGGTGCCGTTGAAGAAGGCTATAGAACTAACCAGAAGTGGTTAGCTCTATCGAACTCGGTTAAGAGTGCCGAGTTTGATATCTGGAGTTATGGGTACGGAGACCACAGTGTGTCTCTATCGGAAATTGCCGATAGAATTGTGGTCGACGACTCGAACTCTAGACTTTCCTTCGACAATGGAGCTTCTAGACGCATTGCTAGGCTAATCACGGTTGCGAAGAATAGTTCGTCGCGCCGTACAATTACTGTTGAACCACTGCTGAATCAATTTATTCAGCAAGGGCTCAATACAGCACTTAGAGATTCTATTTCTAAGTGTCGTATACTCAGCAATTGCCTAGCTTTAACCGACCAGAGTCAGAATCAACACCTGGCTCTGGAGGGCTCCATATCCGATAACTGGGCAACCATCGACTTGAAGTCTGCGTCAGACTTATTGAGCATAAAGCTCGTTGAGTCTGTATTCAGACACAATGGTCTCTTCTTGGACCATATGATGGATTGCCGTTCTAGCATGATCAAGTCGGACGGATTTGACCGTCCACTTAACCTTGCTAAATTTGCCGGTATGGGGAATGCTCTTACTTTTCCTGTTCAGAGTGTCTGTTTTGCGGTAGTTTGCATAGCAGCCATCCTGAATGCTGACTCATCTCGGGTCAACTACAGGAACGTTAGGAGTGCGTCTAGGCGTATTCGAGTGTATGGCGATGATATCATCATACAAACTGAATACGCACATCATTGTGTGAACTGGCTTCAACAGGCTGGCCTACTTGTCAACCTGAAGAAGAGCTTCCTTACTGGAAACTTTAAGGAAAGCTGTGGTATCGAAGCATATAAGGGTGTTGATATAACACCCCTGTATATTAGATACCAGCCAGACCACCTCTCGACAAGCCCAGAACTAATAGCAAACTTTGTGGCCCTCAGCAATCAAGCTTGGTTGCAAGGGTTATATAGTTTTGCTACCTGTTTACAAGAAGACGTAGAAGTTCGCCTTAGGAAGCGTCTTCCACTTGTCTCTCGTAATTCGGGCGTTCTCGGGTGGCATACTCGTCTTGACTCTATGACACCGACTCGTTGGTGTTCTAGAACACATCAGTTTCTTACTAGAGCTGATGTGCTGAAACCGCTGAAAAGGCGTGACAGGTTAGACGGATACGCTGCACTTCTCAAGTTTTTCCATGTTCCGCTTTTAGGGCGGGATCCGGACCATCTAGAGAAGTCCCAGATACGGTTTAAAAGCCGTATCGTATCG